GAAAACTTTAGGATCTTATAGTTATTAATATCTGTTGTTTGATTTGCACGAATGACATCATTCTTGAAGTATGTTGCAACAGGAGTCTGAGAAATTAAACTATCAATTGATCTAAAGTTATGTCCATTTCTTGTTTCATAAAAGAAAAATCCAGGATTTCCTCTTGTTGGTATTGATTTTGATGCTAATGAAACCAATACTTCACAGGCAGGACGATTATTTCCAACAAAAGGGTATGCATTTTTAGTTTGTTCAACAAGTAATTTATTTGGATCAACTTGCAAAATTGTTCTTGCAATATTGCTTACAGTTTCGGAATTATTATTTGTATACTTTTTAATGACGTGAGTTTCTCTGTTTTTATAACCAGTCTGGGAAATCAAACTTACTGCAATTGATTCTCGACGAGATTCCTGTCCAATATTTACTGCACCATTAACTATAAAATAATTTCGTATAAAATCTAGTTCTCCTAATGATGATCTAACCTTAAACTCTAATCTTTCACTTCCATCACCAGTAAATGGCAATGCATTATATAAAGATCCCATTCTTTCTTGGGAATCATATTCTTTATCATACTTTGCAGTTCTTCCAACATCCACCAAAGTAAGAGTTGCAGTAAGATTTGGTGAAAATAAACTCTCATAATAATCAAATGTTGTTGTCCTTGCACCAAAAGGATCTGCACCACTAATATCTATTCTCTTTCCTTTTTTATCAATGACCAAATGGTCATAATTTCTTTCGATTGCTGCCTTTGACATTTTATGCTATGCCCTCCAAATTGATGATAGTTTTGATGGTTCAGGTGATTGTACTCCTGATTCTTGTGGTGTTGGCATTGGATATGGGAATGGGACAAAAGTTTCTTGAGGTTGAATAGCATAAACAAACAGTGATTGTGGTGCTCCAGATGCAGTTGCAATTAGTTGATTATTTTTTAATGAAAGATCCTTTGGGGAAATTGATGAGGACAAACTTGGGACCATATCATATAATCTTTTATCTATTTCTTCAATTTTTCCATTTTGCAATTTTTCATAGTACTTTCCATTCTGTTTATAATATTCCTGACCTCTATATTTTTTTATACCAGTTTTGGTTTCCTCATTTGAGCCATATAGTTCACGATATTCTTCTACTGATATTGAACGTGGAACAGGAGAATTTTCTGTCCTTAATTGTATTGGTGGTTTTTTTCCATTTTTTTCTTCATCTTCCTTTTTTGCAGTTGATGATGATTTACTTGGTTTTGCTCCTTTTATACTATTTGCAACATCAACAAGTTCTGAATTGGATGCTTGAAATCCAACTCCATTTACGTGAAGAGAAATGTGTGGATAAACGCCATTTGAGGAACTGACAGATCTTCCTGATGCGCCCTGATATCCCAGCAATGTTCCTTTTTTGATAATATCTCCATCATTTGCACCTTTATATGGAAGATCTCTAAAATGTCCCATTAAAACTTCATATTCTTTTCCATTTTTCATATAACGATAAGAACCATAAAATCCAAATCCATTTCCTGCAGGTCCTAATGCACTTGCAGTTCCTTGCAGTCCTACAGAAGGATTTCCATCAGTTCCTTTTGCTCTGTAAATCATATCAAATGGAGCATAAATTGGAGTTCCAATTCCTCCAGGTAAATTCATATTCAATCCAGTTTGCTCACCATCAGGATCTCCTGGTCTACCAATCCACGCTCCAGATGGAAAAGATCCAGTTTTTCCAGGATCATAACCACTTGCTCCTGGAGATCCAGGTGATCTGGGCGATCCAGGTGTACCTGCATCAGGTGATGTTAGTTTTTTATCCTTCTTACTCTTTTTCTTAAGTATACTTAATTCTCTGAATTTTTTTGACATTTCAACAAATGCCATCATATTCTCTTCATCTTTTTCAATAGCATCATTGATACTATCAACTGCCAATGGGAATCCAGCAAATCCTTCATTTGCAGATCTTTGTGCTCTTTTTAATCTTCCACCTTTTCTTGGTTGATATACTTGAGTTGATTCTTGATTTTCACCATCAGATCTTACAGTTCCACCTCTAGATAATCTTTGAGGTGGTTTTGGTTTATCTGGTTCTGGTGTAGGTTCTGGTGAAGTTTGCTGCTGTGAAGGTAGTTCAGGATTTGTTGTACTTTGCTGCGGTTCTGGTGCAGTTGCTTCTGGTTGTTGATTTGGAAATACATCTAAAAAATCCCACCATTGATTCTGCGATTTATTATCATCCTCTTCATCATTATCATTGTTATTTTTTTCATCCAACTCCTTATTAAGTTTTTCAACATCACCACCAAGATCTTTTAAAAGTTTTTCTAATTCTTTCAACTCCATCTCTGAAGTATCCATATTTGTATTAAGATCTTCATCTAATTTTTTATCAATCTCATTTCTTAATGCTTTTTCATATTCATTTTGCTTATCCTCAGGAAGAAGTCCAATAAATCTACCTAGATTTGTAAATGCAGTTCCAACTGTTTCTAATATACTAGTAAGATTTTTCATAAAATCACTATTAAAAAAGTTTTCAATTCTTTGAGCAATATCAGTAATTCCTTTTATAATTTCCGGAAGCTTATTGGCAAGAATACCAAGTGCAATTAGTCCAAAGAAATCTAACAATCTATCAAAGAAACTTCTTGCAGGAGCAACTACTGCACCTGCAATTCTACCAAGTCCAGATTTAACATTTTTAGTTTCAATTCTCTTTTCTTCTTTTCTAAACTCTTCTTGTTTCTGCAATTTTGAGAATAGATTATTTTTTTTCACCTGAAGTTTTCTTAACTCCTTATTAGAGTTAAATAAGTAACTCTTAATATTAGTAACATTTAGTTTGAGTTGTCTTACTTGATTTTCCATATCTTATACGAATATCCCATACATTTCTGGAGTCAACTGCATATATGGATTTGACATATTCACAGAAGTTATGAAAGGAACATCAGTTGCAGTGTTTTGTGGTGTTGGTATTTGAGGTGGTTTAGATTTTTGTGTAGGAAGAACCATAGGTAAGAATGTCATTCCGCCACCAGAAGATGGTGGAGGTGTCATATTGACATTAGTTATTTTAGGTGATGATGATATTCTTACATTGGTTTGTTGTGAGGAAAAACTTACCTTTGTATTAATTTGAGGTTGTGATTTTACTTTTTCTGTGGAAATCTTCGGTCTTCTAGTTCCACCACCACCGCTAGGAGTTTTTGCTTTCTTTTTGTCTATTTCTTGTTTTAAGTATTCATCAAAATCTTTTATGACTTTAGAGTATTCTTTTGATACTTCTTTTTGATATTCTGAGACTGATGCAAGTTTTCCAATTGCTCTGGAAAAACCATCCCATAATCTTCCAGCATTATCATTAATATCTTTTAGAAGTGGTCTAAACATCATTGCTGATGTTGTGCGAATAACTTCTTCACCTGGAGCAAGCATTGCATTGACACTATCAACATTCTTAGATCCACGACCAGGAACTGTTCCCCCTCTAGAAAATCCACCAGCGGACATTGCATAACCAAGACTATTAAATCCTTCACCTATTGCCTGATTTATTTCTTCAGTTGATAATCCAAATCTTACATTCTTTTGATAATGATCTGGTGCTGCAGATCTCCAAATATCCAATACCAATGCCAACCATCCAGCAACAGGAATAGCACTAGCAGCAGATAATAAGGCACCTTCAATATCACCCTTCATTAATCTATTAATACCTTCTATAGAAGCAAAAACTGTATTTACAAAGGGGAGAAATCTTTTTACACCTTTACTGGCGATTATGCTGGCAACTTTTTTCTTTGCTGGTGCTGGTAATTTAGGTAATACTAGATTTACTACAGGCTCTGCTATTTTTCCCGTCAATCCCCCAAAAAATCCACCAACTGCACCAATACTTCTCTGAATAAAATTTGGTTTTTTTGCAAGAGCTTCTGCCCCACCTTTAGTAAATATCTGTGTTGGTTTAATTAAACCTCTACGAACAGATCTTAATCTATCTCCGATATTCGATTGTCCCGAAATAAATCTAGAATAAGATTCATTTGCTCTACTTAAAGATTTTGCATTTTTCTGCCACCAGGGAACTTTTGTCGTTGGAACTGTAGGTTTAGGTCCACCAAATCCAAGCGCATTTTTAATTTTTCCAGGAATTTTAAGCAGTCCATTAACAACATTTAGAAGTCTACCAGGCAGTCTCCAAAAGAATCTAACAAGTTTAAATAATCGTATTCCCCATTTTATAAACTTAGCAGCTATAACTCCCAGTAATAATCCAACGAATATTTTACCGACCCAATCAAAAATAGTATTTAATTTTTTTCTATTTTCAGGATCTCCCAACCAAGTAAAAACTGCATTAGTAACAATACCCGTTAAGATTAATCCAAAAAACTCTTTTATTCTATCAAAGACACTCTTAATTGGTGCAGTAACTCTATTAACAGTATTTTCTGCAGAAGAACTAAATTTTCTAATGCTCTCTACAGACTTTTCTTTTGCTGCAAACTTTCTTTTTGATTCTGCTGTCTTTGCTCTTTTAATTGCTTCTTTCTCATCTGCAATTCTTAGTGCAAAGTCGGCAGAAAGTTGTTTCTGTATTTCTACAAGAATCTTATTTGTTTCTACTAATGTTTTTGTTATATTATTTTCATCTATTCCTATATTATTACTTAATACTGAATCAAAATCATTTACTTTTGATTCTAATGTATTAATTTTAACTGTAGATTTATTTACAACTTCTGCAACTTTTTTTATTGTTGATTCAATATTTTTGACAGTCTTAGAAAAATCTTCTTCTCCACCAAATGAAAAGTTTCTAACATTCAATCTTGGAGTAGATGACCTTCTTCCTCCCCCAAAAATGGAGGAAGAAACTCTTCTAGTTCCTAATTTAGGTAGTGATGGTGCTCTAAAGAAGTTAGATTGCATTCTGTTGCTGAGCCTTTAGATTTTCTTCCTCAATATATTGTTGGAGCAATGTGAGATAAACTTCGCGCTCCCAAGGAATCATCGATTCTAATTCTGTTAATGAATATTTATGATGCTGCATCATAGCAAAATTAATCTTATAGTATGACTCAAGATTAGTATGAGCCATACCTAACTGAAAAAACTTGCCAGACCCTCAAGAACAACTTCAGACTCTACACCAGTATTTGGATTCTTAACTTCAATTGTATGAGAAAGTTTTGGCATTGTAGTAAAGAACTTTTCAATTTCCTTGAATTGTTTTGTGTTCAATTGATCTACAAACTCTTCCAATTCTTTTTTAGTATAGTCAGATGATTCCCAACTTTCCTCTTGATTATAAATCATTTCAATACAAGAAGTAATCATAGAAAGTGATTGCCCAACTTCACTGGTTACTTCTGCAGTCTCAAAATTATTTTCAATAAATTGTTGTAGTGATGGATACTTAAGTTTCATTGATAAGTCATCATCAAGTTTGATGATATTCTTATGTCCTCTTGTTTTTTGTATTTTAATTGAATCAATGTCAATCGTCATCTCAACTTGAGTTTCACCATCATCTGGACAAGTAACATTTACATCAACAGTTTCGCCAACAGATTTTCCTCGAATATTCAAGAACAAATATTCAATATCAAATGTTGCAAGGGATTCTACTTTAATATCCTTAGTAAGAATACAATCACTCAATATTTGGACAATAGCATCTGTGATTTGTTTCATATCTTCAGATTCCATTGCCATAATAAGAATCTTTTCTTCTCTTACAAGAAAAGGTCTGTATTTAACTTTTTTTCCATTTGATGGTAAAGTCAACTCATATGTTGGCGTATTAATCTTGGGTAATGGCATAATTTTTAATGCAATTCAGTTTTAATTATTTAGATCACTATCTATCAAATTCTCTGACAACACTTGTTCCACCAATGTCTCCACCAATACCACTAACATTTCTTCTACTTAACAGTCCTAGTATTCTAGATGAATCAATATTACCAGTATTTGGATCTACTGCAGCATTCAATACATCTAATGGAATCGATGGATTATTAATCCAATTTTGATTTCCTTGAGCAATGCCAGCATTAAATGCTTGTTTTATTTGCTCATCAGTTGTAAGTTCGGTTTGTGGAATTATTTCATTAGAAGAAACAATATAACGATCATAATTAAATGTAACCGTAACTTTCATAAGATCTGCTGGTCCATATGATACTGGAATTGAAACCATTCCTTTTGGAAATGCATTGATAAACTCATATTTCAGAACTCTTTTATAATCCTTCTCAAACTTAAGGATACTCATTGTAGAAACCTTGTAAAAATCTGGAAATGCGAATCTTCTAAAATATCCTTTACCACCTGATTGTGATTCTCCTGTACCAGAAATATAGTCTAACCAAGACTCAAAAAACTTGATTGAATCATAATTTGAGTCAACATAAAAAGTAAAATCAGAGTCTGCATACAATCTAGTATGTGCAAACTCTTGTGTTACTCCCATAAAATTATCTTTTACTTCTGCAGTGGCATAAGAAGATGTTGGCAATGATGCCTCAGAACATAAAAATCCAAGTCTTCTAGATATAAAATCTTTCGGGTTTGATATTTTACTATATTCTTTTATATGTGCGCTTAATTCTGGGGTAAGTCCAGTTGGAATTACAACTAGATAGTGATTTGTCTGTGCTATATTTCCCACCAATTCCCTAGCACGGGACATTGTAATTGCCTTAGCAAGATTATTAGACACTCTAAATACCTTATAGGACTACTTTTATTATTAAGTATTTAGATGTCAAAAAGAGAGTTCTTACAAGGAAGATATAAACCATCAAATCCTCAAAAATATAAGGGGGATGTTCATAATATCATTTACAGAAGTAGTTGGGAAAGAAAGTTTCTTTATTACTGTGATACTAATGAAAATATTTTAGAGTATTCTAGTGAAGAAATTGTAGTTCCTTATAGATCTCCAGTGGACAATAAGATACATCGATATTTTCCAGATTTCTATATAAAGTATAAGGACGGTGATGGAAAAATAAAAAAAGCATTAATTGAAATCAAACCATTCAGGCAAACTCAAGAACCTAAGGTCCAAAAAAGAAAAACAAAAAGTTACATTTATGAAGTTGTTGAATATGCAAAGAATCAGGCAAAATGGGATGCTGCTAAGGAATGGTGCATTGATCGTGGATGGGAGTTTAAGGTCCTTACAGAATCAGACTTAGGAATTAAATAATGGCAAGAACAATCCGAAAAGGTGGAAAACTTGGAAGGGGATATAATTATGTTCTTGAAACTGGTGAAGTAACATATAGTAATGATCCAAATATACCTGTTGGATCAAATGTTTATGATGAAGGAATTAGAAAAGATACAAGAAGATCGGGACAAAGGCCGACAGATGATAATGCAAATCGTATCCGTAGAATATTGCAAAGATTAATTGGAACTGAGGATCCTGAAGATCTAATGCTTGAAATTATGGATGCATTAAAAAGTACAGTAAGTCCTGTTCCAGATCCAGGAAACTTTTATACTTATGTTTATAGAGCAAAGACTCCTGGAATAGTTTATGATCAGCATCCATTAGTTGCAGTCACTGATGTTTATGCAAAAGGTTTTAGTGGATTTAATTTTCATTGGGGTAAAATGAGGAATTATACTTGGAATGAAGTGATTGGGCAATTATATGAGGTTGATCCTGGTGAAATTGCAGACTTGAGGGAAATCCCTTATGCAAAGTTTCTAAATAGTTAAAAAAGGATAAATGGCAAGCATATTAAGATATCCTTATGATGCGCTGACAGATAAAACAGATTATTTGCAAATTGATATTAGAGAGTATCAGTCAGTTCAAGAAAGATCTGGAAGTTTAGTATCTGGTCGTTCTCAAAGAGACTTTAATGCTGCAACTGGTTTAGAAAAAACAAAGTTAACAGAAAGAGCATTAAAAACTAATGGAACTATCTTTCTACCAATTCCATCAAATGTTCAGGATGGAAACTCAGTGGAGTTTGCTGCGGGAAATCTTGATGGATTAACTGCTGCGGTTTATGGTGGTGTCAAGAATGCAATAGGCACAGATCTCCCATCAAATATATTTGAAATAGGAGATTTTGTAAGTAAGGTTTTTAAAGAAGGAACTGAACCATTTATAAACAATGCGGAGTCATTTAAGAAAGTTTTCTTAGCACAAATAGCAGCACAAGCAGCAAATATTCCTCTTGGAGGATCATTGACAAGAGATGCTGTCTTTGCAAGACAAAGTGGTGATATTCTAAATCAAAATGTAGAACTTCTATTCAATGGAGTAAACTTAAGATCTTTTAAGTTCTCATTTAAGTTGACTCCAAGAGGACCAGAAGAAGCAAAACAAGTTAAATTAATTATCAATGCATTCAAGAGAAATATGGCACCAAAACTAGGATCATCAGATGGTGGAGATCCTAGCAATATATTCTTAAGCACACCAAACGTATTTAATTTAACCTATAAACAAGGAACTAATAAGCACCCATTCTTACATACATTTAAGCAATGTGCATTAACTGATATGTCAGTAAATTATACTGGAGAAGGTGTATATGCAACTTATGGTGGAAGTAGTAAAGGTGGAGAAGGTACGCCAGTTTCTATGATACTAGAGCTTGGATTCAAGGAACTTGAACCAATTTATGATACTGATTATAGTGGCGATGATAATCTCGCAGAAGGAGTAGGATACTGATATGGGATACTTTAGAGAACTACCAGATGTAGATTATCAGTCATTTCTTTCAGATAGTAACTCAAATAGAAATTATTTAAGAGTTAAAAATCTATTCAGGAGAAATAAGTTACGTGATGACTTGCAAAATGTTTTCACAATTTTTAATAAGTATGAAATCCCAGAAGGATCAAGACCAGATACTGTTGCAGAAGAATATTATGGAAGTGCAACATTAGATTGGGTTGTATTAATGACCGCTGGAATTATCAATGTAAGAAATGAATGGCCTTTATCAAATAGAGACTTATATCGTTTTGCAGTAGAAAAATACGGTATAGAAAATCTTACTGCACCGCATCATTATGAAACTATTGAAGTAAAAGATAATCAAAATAGATTAATCTTACCCGAAGGAAAAGTTGTTGACTCAGACTTCACAATCCCCAATCCAAACAATCCTGCTGTTAATATTAATCCAGTAACAAGTATAGAGAATTATGAATATGAGGTTAGAAAGAATAGAGAAAAGTCTTCAATTTACTTATTAAAACCAAGATATTTGCAGCAGTTCTTAAATGATATGAGACAAATTATGCTTTATGATCGTTCTTCAGAGTTTATTAATGAAAAACTAATAAGAACAGAAAATACAAAAGTTATTAGTGATTAAAAAGGGGAGGTTTCCCTCCCCAGTCTTATATCATTCCGCAAGTGCTGCGAAATATTTCAAGGTCTCATCATCCTCATCATCACCAGAAGAGGACATTGTAATATCAGGAGAATTGAAATCATTGTCTGAATTGGAAGTTTCTCCACGACGCTCACGCTCAAAGGATTCTTCCATCTCAACAGTTTCCTGATCTTGCATCATAGGAACTCCACGATTTCCAAGAACATAGTCAAGACGCTTCTTCAGTTCATCATAAGTCTTGAACTGATCGGGAGCAACAAACTCTGCAAGAGAATACTGCTTTTTCCAGACTGCTTCCATTTCATCATCATCCTCAAGAAGTGCATCGGGGCGAGCAAACTCTGAGGAATCATAGTTACGATATCCCGCAACATTCTTCGCCTTCAACTTAAAGTTGGCGCCTTGCCAGAAGTCAAAGGGATCGATTGCTTCCTCATCCTCAAACTCAGGTTGCATTGCTTCAGTGAGTTTATCAAAGATTTTCTTACCATACTTGAAGAGAAATACCTTACCCTCATTCTCAGGATTTGCAGGATCTTTCACAACATAAACATTGGAAATATAAGTCAGTTTACGCTTTTGCTTACGTGCTTGTTCTTTACCTGCATCAGTTCCATTGTTCCAGAGACCAGAGTTGTGTTCACATACGGGACATTTTTGATTAAGTGTAGTGAGACAAGAATCGATCAACCAACCACCAGAACCTTGAAATGCATGACTATAAACCTTCACGAACGGAAGATCCTCACCTTCAGGTGCAGGGAGAAAACGGATTACAGCATATCCATTTTGAGATTTATCTACACTCAACTTCCAGAAGCGATCATCTTCACTGCCCCCAGAAGTATTCATTTTTTCAACTTCCTTAACCAGTTTTTCGGTCAAGGAACCAAGTTTGGATTGTTTCTTAAGATCTGCAAAGCTCATTTTAGATTCGTTGGATTAATTGGATTTACTTGGATATTATAGCAAGGACTCTCTCAGTTGTCAATGTACTGCTTCAGGGATTCAATGGTGCGATTCATAGACTTGAACAAATAGTTCATATCAGTATCAGGAGAAAATCCCATAATCGCAACGGACTTACGAAGATTTTCTTTCATCTCAATCGCCTTAGGATCATCAGAGAGAGATAATCTAGTATACATTATTTTTTGTTTTTCAAGAAGTTCACTTAGTTTATCGATATGTTCAAGTTTAGCATCACGGGACATCTGACCAAAAGTCAGAATAGAACCATAGATTTCTTCCTGAAGTCGATTAATTTCGTGAAGTTCTTCTTGAATTATATCAGACTTAAAAAAATCACTCATCTAAAATATCCCTTAATATTTTTTTATACTTGAATATATCGATATTATTTAGAAAAGGTGAGTACTTCTGAATTTTAAGACTTACAGTTTCCCATATAGGATCATCAAGTTTCTTATCAAAGTTTTTTCTATAAGAAAATATTTTATCAAAGATTACGATTGTTTCTAAACTTATCTCTCCACCAAGAAACTTTTTCAGAAGAATAGGGTGTCCTTTGGAACAACTCAAAACATCTTTCAATTTGTTGTTTGATAGCAATTGCTCTGACTGTTCTTTGAATAAGTAACTTAAACTCTGCTGTCGTCTCATCCATTCTGTGTAAGTTCTTTCTCCGGAATTAATAATCTCACCAATCCACAAGTTTTGTGGGTTGTCTGATAATGCAAAATTTGATACAAGAAAATCTACGACTTCTTCGTCACTATATTTGCGCGAAGTCTTTTCAAACCAGTATTTGTCGCGCCTTTTATTAAAGGATGTTAGAGATGCTCTAACTTTCTTGTTGTATTTGAAGTAATCGTAATTTACATTACTGAAATGTGATTTTTGGGCAAGATATTCACAATAAACTTGATAGGGAGTCACATTCAAAGTGTTAAATTATCTTACTATGTATTATAGTACACTTCAAGAATATTGTCAATAGACGACAAAGGATACATTACATCTTTAAGTTTTTTTCTTTTTCCACTTATCTTTATTTTTCTGATAATACTCTTTCATATATGCTTTCTGTTTTTCACTATTTTTCTTTCTGTATTCTTTTTTGTATTCTTCGTTATTTCTTTTGTATCCCTCTGCTTTTCTTCTATAATATCTTTCTCTTGTTTTTTCATTGTATTCTTCTTTACTAATATTAGAATACCAATAACTACCAAGTTCTTTTTTTCTTTTCTGGTAATATTCTTTTTTCTGTTCTTTTAATCTTTCTTTATTATTCTCCCAATATCTTTTTTGGCGGGCAGCAATTTTTTCTTTATTTTTTTCATTATATTTTTTTCTATCAAAATTTTTACCTCTGGTACAACCTCCCCCACCTTTACATTGATTATTCAATATTCCACCATCAATTTTTCTACCATAAAATTCTATTAACCACTCTTCAAATAAAAAACATTCACCCTCATCATCAAAATATTTTACTATTACTCTTCTATCTAATGGAGGTAGAGGTAAAAATTTCCCACCATTTAATCTATGTCTTTGGTTTATTCTTTTACCAGAACCTTTACCAACATAATAAGGCGTCCTATCTTCCCTCAAATAGAGATAAACGTAATACATTTCTATTCCTAACTTAGGTGACATAAGTATTTATACAAGAAAAGGGCATCAAGTGCCCTCTCCTACCTGAAAAGTGTCACCTAAGTCAGGCAATATTATTTAGTCACAATCATAAAGGTAATTTTGCAATAGAAGTCTTCGATGTTTTCTTCATAAAGTTAAGACGAGTTGCATCCCATTTCAACTTTTCCTTTAGAGTCTTAGAAATAAGTTTTGTTACGGATTCAACTTCAAGTTCATTCATTTCACAATACCTACATATTGCATCAATATAATTGACTTGTTCTTCTGTAACAATTTTTTCAACTTCCAAAGCAAACTTGGAGGGCGTCAAAAACTTACTTTCTATAACTTGTTCTAGTTCTTTATTGGGTTCCATAGAGTTCCAATTTATCTCTAACAAATTTTCTAATGTATTCTGTGAGCAATTTGAGGTATTTTGCTTTATCTCTTTCTTCATAGACGACACAATCTCCATTTTCACACGCCATTATAATTACAAGTTTTTTAATACTGATTCCTGTCAGTTCATAAAGCATAGCACCGTATGCCATACACTGAACAAAATAGTGGTCAATCCAAGATCTGGGTTTTGGTTTTTTTGATGTCTTAAAATCAACGATCGCTAATTCACCATCGTGTTCTGAAATACAATCGACTGTGCCAGCAATTCCTAACTTTCTGCTATACAATGCCCCCTCAAGAGCATAGATATTATTTATACGATTTAATTCTGGAAGAGCAATCTTAAATAAGAACTCAGAAATTGGTTGAACCTTAGGAAGTTCTGGAATATTATACAAATAATTTTCCACTAAGGAATGCATATCTGTTCCACGACTTGTTGCTGCCTTAGTGATTTTATCTGCCTCCTCATCACCAACTTTTGCTCTCCACTTTGTAAAAATTTCTTTATTAAAATGACTGGTGACAGAAGTAATGGAGACAAGTTTTATAAGTTCCCCATTATCAGGGACACTATAATACCTGACTCCATCAATTGTTGTTCTATCAAGTTTTGGTAATTTAATATCAATATGATTAAACATTATAACCTCAATTTGTTTTATTATATCATAGATTCAATGACTTTTTGGCAATGATAAACTCCTTAACGAGTGTCGATCTAACAATATCATCAACACCAAATTCAAGTTTCTCAAATGATGGCATTGCCTCAATGACTCGAATAAAATCAACAATTCCAGTTCGTTCACTTACTTTTGTAAGATCGCTCTGTTCAATATCACCCGAGAACATAATTTTCGTATCCTCACCACATCTTGAAATCACAGAAAAACTTTCGTGTGCTGAACAGTTTTGTGCCTCATCTACAATAATAATGCAATTATCAAGAGTAATACCACGAATAAAAGAAGTACACCAGAAAGAAATAGTATCCTGAGATTTTAGATTTCCATAAAGCATCTCAAAGTCTGCATCAGAAGGCATCTGAAACATATATTTCACCATATTCTTATATGGAATCTCAAAGAGACATTTTTTATCCTCTTCTTTACCAGGCAAGAAACCGATTTCTCTTGTCTGAACCAATGATCTTACAATATAAATCTTTTCATAAGGAGTTCTTTCGTCTAAGACCTCTTTGAGTGCCTTATAAAGAAGGCAAAATGTTTTTCCAGATCCTGGAACTCCGTGAGCGAAAATGTTTTTTCCTTCATCATAATGCCTAAATAGAAGTTTTTGATTTTCGGTAATTGGTTCAATATCAATTAAGTAATCTGAATTGATAGGTTTTTTTCTTTTCATCTGCTTTGCCGTGAGTCCAACCCCGATAGGTTGCTCTGCAGACGACCTCTTTCTTCTTGCCATAATTGTTTAGATTTTTTTTACTTTTGATCCTGGCATTTTACCAGCACGACCTAATACTTCATTCCATCCAGGATGCTTATTGGCGAGTTTGTCTTTCCACTCACCCACCTCTCCTGGAGAAGGGCAAGTAGAAGGATCAGACCAATCACGTATCCATTGTGGATTATCTTTCTTCCATTGATCCCAGTCGTGGACACTCATTTCGACTTCTTTTTGTTCGCCAGTTATTTTATTCACTACAGGGTATGTTGACATTTCTATAAATTCAATACATTTCTATTTAGATTTAAGTCAGGGAGAAAGTTTTGCTTTTTTTAATCTTTTCTCTTCATAATACTCCCAGACATTTGGTGACCATTTTTGTAGTTCGGGAATAAGTGCATCACATAATGCCTGAATCTCAAGTTGAGCATCAAGTTTAGAACGAAGATCCATAAAATGAAGAACAGATCGAAGATTGAATGAGACTACAAAGTTCTGACGAATTGCCTGAGGAAGATAGTCACGAATATGTTCTTCACACATACCTTGCTCATAATACTCAGCATACTCCTCACACTCGCTTAGAATGCGCCCCAACTTGCGTTGACGGTGCTCTTCGGTCCATTCATACTTTTTACCTTTACGGTTGGTATAGAACCCCTCAGGGCGCACGTAGAAGACATCCTCAATATCAAGTTCACCTTTGGCAACCTTCACAACTCTCTTTCCAGTGTATCTCTGTGATTGCACATCCCAAGAAGTTCCAATGCGATGTGTTCTTGCCTGCACGATTACATTATGAACAAAACCAGAAACTGAGAATGTAATCGCAGGATGTTCCAATGGTCCCCAGTGTCCTCTATCATTTGCAAGAAGTTGATCTACAATCCATTCACCACATTTTTGAGGACTGGGAACTTCTACTTCATCAATTGGAACTTCAGAATAATCTCCCTTTCCTGCCTGCCAAATGACTTGCTCTGGAATTGGATAGCACTGAAGTTTAACTACCTTAAGTCTTTCATCAAGTTCAAGAAGATCTTTTGCTTTGATTGGTTTCATTGATTTGCGAATCCTTTATAATTTTGTTTCTCTATTTCGGCAATTTGTTCTTTAACGGCACGAAGTTGCCCCTTCATTTCTTCTATTCTTTCTTTCTCATAAAGATGATCTTGTTGAATCAATCTTTCAAGTAATTTAACAAGTCTCTTTGCCCTACTAGTTTCAGTCATCATCATCCTCGAACATTTCATCATAAGACAATTCTCTTGGATGATTGTTCTCATATCGATAAGACTCTACATCAGAATAGATTTCTGCCTTAAGAGAATCGATAAGTAATTCCAAATTGCGAATAATTAATTTAAGTCTATCTTTATTCATAAGATCATTAAATCTCCCAGTACATTTTACATAAAAAAAGAGGGGAAGTCAAGTCCCCTCTGATGTTAATAAATTCTCAAACCATTCTCTTAAATGAATAAGATAACAAGACCAATATTTACAACCTCTGTATGTTAATTGATAACAAGCAGGAGGTCTATTGTCCTTGTCCATATCATCATAATGATATGTATAGATTTGCATTAACTTATTTTCCGGTTTTAGTTTTACACTGACCAATTTGGCACAGTGCCGCCTGATGCTTTCTTTCCTCTTTTTGTTTTTGTTCTTTAATCATCTGAAGAACATTGAGTTTCTGCATCATTTGTTCCCCTCTTTTACAAACTTAACTCCGCGATATGCTTCGTTATATTGTTGAGGTTGTTGCTGTGCTTGTGCCTGTTGTTGATGACGAAGATCGGTGTCATACTGGACACCTCTATACGTAACCTTTGCCATAATTGCCTCCTAAAGAAATGAAAATTAACCTTTAACCATTATGGTTGATTAGTTTCCCGTTCCTTTGGAAGGTTTGCGTCTACAGAGCACTCTTCTTTTGTTACTTGCTTCAGTTCCCAAATCAAATCATTTTTGATTTTTGGGGACAATTGTGGATGGTCATTAATACGACCAGCAAGTACAGAAACCTGAAGACAGGTTAGTAAAAGTGCTTCCATAGATAAACGATCCGTTTCGCCTTCCTACTTGCGTCGGGTTTCCCCGATGAACGTATGAGTAGTATAGCACACTCATAGGTATATAGCAATTTTATGGTGTATCACATAATACAATTTAAGATTTTCTTCTCTTTTTGCTTTTGGCAGGTTCGGGATTTCCCCAAAGTTTTGGATTAATTCTTCCTTCAGTTTGATTCATTGTTACAAAATCTTTTTTATACTTATCATAATAATGATCAAATATTTCTACAGATTTAGATGCAGCAGCAATATCATAATGAGATACTTCCCCTAGAATATATTCCACAAGAAATGAATTATTAGGAAGTGTTCTATCTTCTGATAGGGAAGGATCACAGTCTTGATGTATAACCTTCATTAACTTCTACCACCCCACTTAATATCGGGGTATGCCTCAGAGACAATATTCTTAGTGATTTTATATTTGTCCTCAAGTTTTTTATCCTTGACCAAACAAATAATCTCTGCTTCAAGTGGATGAAGTCCTTCAAGAATATTAATAAACATTGTCTCACGACGAATATTATTCATTCCATCATTGCCACCCTTAATGAAATGATAGAAGTTCTTAAACTCTCTACGAATTGTTGTATGACCCTGCTTATCACTCGATCCAAGTGAGAAAGAACCAGTCTCATGCATTTTTCTCACTTCTTCAGAAATCTTTGTCGTGAGAGATCCACTATAAGTTGTTTGCTCATCATATCCAGAATATGGCACTGGACCATCTGGAAGCATTGAAATTACACTTTCATCAAAGTTCCAGATAAGTAGAGCCTTCAAAGAAGGGTCCTCATACTTTTTAAGAACTTCCACTTTCTTTGCATTACTTCTTTGACGGGAAACCAAATCAAGAACTTCAAATGAAAGTGGATTATTTGGCAATGTTTCAGGTTGTGCCCTAACAGTTGTAGTTGCTTTCTTTACCGTACTCTTAGGTGCTTTTTTTGTCGTTGTAGTCATAATGTTCAAAAAATTAAAAATAATTATGATTTATTTAGGGTATCTATTCCTCGTCGTCAGCATCTTCCATTTCAAAGTCACTGTCAAAATATCCTTCTTTAAATCTTACGGATACGATTTCTTGATCAATCAAATCCCCATCCTTATCATAAAACTCTGGATGATATGCAATTTGCTTTGGACCTTCTTGGTGAACCATCATATATTCTCTTGCAGTCCAACCAATAACCACTCCCACTATAAGAAATAAAATTGTTAAAATTGAACCAAAAACTAAACTAGTTACTAACATTTTTTTCTCCGGGAAACTACTTTCTCTTCCTTGATTTTAAGGAAAACTCAAAATAGATGTTTACTTCCCGATTGAGAAAGCAAACCATCTTGTCCAAAATAAAGTGAAATGGTTGGGTTTGCTTTCTTTTACCTCCATTGATTATAAAATCAACACCACGATTTATGTGGTTTTCATCACTATTTATATCAGGATTTAATGAGTTGTTGGGATTTGAGGAATTGAATTGTGTCAACAGATCCTCCTATTTTTTCATTATTATACATTACTTGTGGAAATGTAGAACCTTCACCAAACTTTTCATAAAACTCTTCTTTGGTGAAATCTTCATTAAGATTATACTCCACATACTTGTTTCCTGTCAACTCCAATACCTGTTTGACTTTGTAACAAAAAGGGCAGTTGTCTTTTGAGTATACTGTGAAATTCATATCAGTTTAATTTTTATTATATA